CATCTGTTCTTCCAGATGCATCTAATTGTACTTCTTCTCCTGTTATTTGTTTAATTGCTTGTTCTATTGTTCCTTGTATATTTAATTTAGTAGGTTGTTTTTGCCATCCATTAAAATCTTTTCCATCATATTCTATTGTTAGTTTTATGTTTCTCATTACTACTCTCCGTTCACTTTCATAGATTTTATAAAATTATATTATTTATCCTTTATTTTGTTTACTACAGCCTTATTACAGCCTTGTAAATACTTTTATAAAATTTCTGGCGGATAGCATAATAAAATATCTATCCGCAACTTTTAATATGTTTATTATACAGTATTTTTTCTTTTTTGTCTATATTAGCAATGCCAGTCAAATCCCTTTTTAATTCCTTTAATATAAACTTTATATGTATAGTCTTTAAATAAGTGTATTAAAATTTTTTCTTTTAGTGTTGAATGTTCTTTTAATTGTTTTAAAATAATTTTTTTTGACTTTCCATTTTAAAAATTCCTCCGTTCTTTATATATATATATATTACCATTTTATGTTAATCATTTTAACTACACTAGCCGATAGGTATTATCTTTTGCATCTATTGTATTATCAATATTTTTCGCCTTCTTTTTTCGACATAATTCGACATACATATAATTATTCTATTGTACCTATCTTCTAATTAAGGTATTTCTAGTTAAGTCAAGCTACGCATAGTTAAAATATAAATTAGTATGTTCTACAATACTTAATAGAAAGGTAGGTGTTTTATATGGTATATCTAAGAGTAAATGAAATGTTAAAAGAAAAAAAGAAAAGTAAGTATTGGTTCGTAAAAAAAATGGAACGGAGGTTACCAAGCATTATCTCATTTAATGAATAATGAAACATCCAGCATTCATTTTTCTACATTAGAAAGACTATGTACAATATTTGAATGTACACCCGGCGACATAATAGTTTTAAAAAAAGGTAAAAAAAGAGGTGCTAACAATAAATGAGTAAATTATTAAATCAATATGAATCTTTGAAAAAAATAGATCCATCTTACATTTATATATTTAGAGTTGGTATTTTTTATAATATATTAAATGAAGATGCTAAAATTTTGAATGAAAAACTAAATTTGAAAATTACAAGTTTAAGTCCAGAAATTTTTAAATGTGGTTTTCCTGTATCTACATTGGATAAATATAAAAAGATTCTAAATGAAAAAGGAATACAGTATAAAATAATTGATAATCTACCAAATAATATGAATACTATTGATTATATGAATAATGTAGAAATTAAGCAAATAATTAATAGAATAAAAAATTTAGATATGAACAATACCACTTTTCAACAAGCTTTTAATATTTTATTAGATATTCAAAACAAACTAAAAAACATATAATAGAGGGAGGCTGTCCCTCTATTAGTTATCTAAATACATTTATTTTACAATAAGCGTATCTTCCTGTTTTTGGTACATATATATAATCTACTGTACTTGAATAATGAGAAACTACTTTTATCTGTGTTTTGGCAAGGTAATAATAGGTTGTTCCTCCTAATGAACCTTTACTATATAATTTTGTATTATATTTTAATCTATAATAGCTTCCAACACTCGAATTATAATTTGTTGATGATGAACTTGAAGTATTTATGTATGTTGCACATACCCATAAATTAGTCCCTATTCTATACCAACCATTTCTACTTTCATAAATATATACATTATTTCCATTATACAAACTTTTTACATATCTATAATTGGTTCTCGGACCAGTTCTTACATTTAAAGATGTATTTACTCTTACTGTTCCACTTTGTGGCATTCCTGTTGTATGTGTTGTTGTTACTTCTGCATATGGAGATGTACTTGATAAATACCCCGTACTTACCCACCCATTTACTGGGCTTGTTATTCTACTCCATGATCCGTTTGTTTCTACTACATTTACAGCAGTTCCTTTTCTAAAAGAACTTATTATTGTTCCTCCTGCTGTAGCCCTTACATTCAAATTCGAACTTTGCGTTGCTACATATCTTATATAATTAACTGTCGTTGTATTGTTTGTATTTTTATTTGCATTACCGCTTCCTTTATCATTAGAAAATATCCAGAAGTACCTATAATTTGCATAATTTCTAAATGCACTTTCACTTACAAAAGCACTATTTCCACTTACAACTACCCCTGCATTTCTTCTTGATGCTGTATTGAATTTTCCAGAATATAAATAAGGATCATATACAGTTATTGTTCCTCCATTATCTGCTACTAAAGCAATATAATGTCCTCCAGATGTAAATAAACCACTTGCACACGAACATACTATATAATAATCTGCGTTTCCGTCTTTGTCTGCATCTGTTCTTAAATATCCCATTGCAGTATCAAAGTTTGATGTTGTATAAAATTCGTTAAAGTCAAAATAATCTGCTACAAATGGGAAGTATGCCCATGCAGTACCATTATTTGAAGTTCTATAACCATTTGAAACAGCTATACTTGCCATTGTTGTTGGCAATATTGCACCTTTTGAACTACTTACTACTATTGCAGCAGAAGTTGGACCGCATGCACTAGATTTCATTGTTTGACTTGAATCTCTAATACTAGAATACATTACATTTGCCCATCTACTATCTGCTTGGCTATAATAAGTTAGCCCTTGATATGCTCCTAAAAGTGAAAGGCCATTACCTGTATTGTCGCCATCATAACTAACAGATTCTTGCTCTATTACGGCATCTGTTTCTAAGGCTCCTTCGTCTGTAATTTCTATTTCCTCTTCTTCGGAACTCTCGATTAATTCTGTTGTGGATAAATCTTCGCCATTTTCTGTAGCTTCTATTGTTTCTCCTACACTTTCTTTTGTTTCATTAGAAATAACAACATCATTTTTATTTTCTTGTATTTCTGTTTCTTCTACTATATTATTTTCTACGACTTCTTTTTGTTTTTTGACATCTTTATAACTTAAATTTATGCCTAAAAAAATACCTGCTACAATAATTAGACAGGTAATCAATATCAATATTTTTTTATTTTTCATTTTTAAAAATTCCCTCCTTATAAAATGAATTTTTGTATTGCTTCTTTTACTTTGTCATATCCTACTTGACTTGTTATGCTAACAGCTATTCCCATTAATACAGCATAAATTATATTGTTTATAGAAAAATCTATAACTGATAATTTATAATATATTAATGAGCCTACTAATCCCACTATAATAGAAATTATAAATGCAGTAATATTACCATTTGCGGAGAATACCTTTTTTATAGCTTCTGTTACTAAGCTAGATATAGTAGAAAATGCTAATAATAAAGTTAAAAATATTTGTACTGACATTTTCTTTTCCTCCCTTCTACATTTGATTTTTTATTTCATCTTCTAATAAAGTAACTCTACTTTCTATTTTGTACATTCTATCAATTAGTGTGTTGTGTTTATCTACTTTTTGTTCTAATTGATCTATTCTATATATAGTCAAATTCTTTGTTTCTTCTGCTTTTTTCCTATTTGATGAATTAGATAGAATTGTAGCAAGCAAACTAGGAATTGCAACGCAAAGCCCGACTAATTAATGCTGTTATTACTTCTGGTCCCATTAGTTTCCCTCCTTTCTTTTGCGTATTAAAAAGCATCTTCATAGATGATTTTTAAATAAAATCTTCTATTTTAGGTCTTACGCAGTCATAAGGGAAACCTGTTGTACTTGGATAATCTCTCAGAGCTTCTCGAAATTTCAAAATTGATTCTTTAGGATATTGTATTGGAAAATCCTCTAATAACCACTTGTCTGTTTCTTCAATTTTACTATTTCTCCAAGCTCTCTCATCCTTAGATTTTTCAGATTTATTTTTTTCATAATCTATTGCCGAATTTAAAAATTTTTCAAAATTTAATTTTATTTCTTTTTCTAAATTTTCTCTATTTTGAATAATCAACTCATAAGTGTCATAAGTAAATTTTGTTTTTTCTTCTTTAATTTCTTGGATATTATCAAAAAAAATAACGATGGCTAAATCGTTATCTCTTATATTTATATCAAATTTATTTTCTGGTCTTTGTTCTGATTCTGCTTTCAATTCTTATTACCTCCTTACACCTTTCTATATTAATATAGGGATAAAAATACTTTTCTTTGATTTTAAATGAATTTGTATGTTTTAAAATTCCATTATATGAAATTACAGCTACAGCATCATTATAAGTTAAATTCTTTTTTTTCGATATTTTTTTAATTCTTCTTTTGCATCGCAAAAAGGTTGTATCTCTTAAAGTAGTATAGCCTCTTGAAAACCTTTTGCCTATAAAATCTATTGGAGCCGAATCTGTTTTAGAAACTTGCCAATTTTCTTTAATTGTTAATTTTTCATTTTTTAGATAATTCCTTATTTCTTCTAGCATTTTATGTAACTTTTTCTTATTAGAACCAAAAATAATTATATCATCCATATACCTAATATAATATTTTGCCCCTAATCTTTCTTTTACAAAATGGTCAAATTCTTTCAAATAAAAATTTGCAAAATGCTGTGAGGTATAATTACCGTATAGGAATACCTATATCTTCAAATGAATCTACTATTACATCCATTAAATTTAAAACTTCTCTATCTTTAATAATTCTTCTAAATTTTCTTTTTAAAATTTCCTTATCGATAGATGGATAAAATTTTTTTATATCTGCTTTTATATAATATTTTGTGTTTTTTCTATCTTTTACAAGTATCTTTTTTACATATTTAACAGCGTGTATTTCCCCTTTACCTTTAACAGATGCACAACAATATTCATACATTCCTTTCATAAAAAGGTATTCTATTTGTTGCATTAATGCCCAATGTATTACTTGGTCGGGATAAAAACTTGGCTTATATATAATTCTTTCTTTTTGTCTTGCTCCATCGTAAATTTTTCTTTTTATATAATTATTCGGAATATATCCATTTATAAGTTTTTGTTGTATATCATTAGTATAATGTACAATATTATTCAATACTTTCTTTACTTCCGTTCTATCTCGTTTTCCTTTTGAAGCATTATAAATTGCTAACTGAATATTATTTTTATCTATAACTTTATTCCATATATTCCCTACTCTTTTCATTAATTCATCCTTTGTTATCTGGTTTTCTTATTTTTGTCTATAGGTTTTTCATTTAAGAGAAATTACTAGACCTATCCAGTTTTCGACTTAATTTTTGCCAAGGGGCATGGAAAGAGGCATGCAATGATAACTTTAATAATATTTTCAAAAATAATAACGCGGGCACCACAATTCCAATTCGAATTAGAGGAAGCGTTGTTCAAATTCCAATAGAAAAGACCACAATTAGCACCGTTGTTCGGATTACCACCAACACGAGCTACCCTCAAAAAACAACGAACCATAAACAGCCTGCTGCACACCTAATCCCTTTTTTTATAATTTTATACCTATTCTAAAAATAAAAAAACTATTCTATATTTACCTTATTTATAATATAGCTATTTCTTGGAGGCTGGTCGCCTCCAAACCTCCACTATAACTGGTAAAAAAGAACGCGGGCACCACAATACCAAAGCGAATAAGAGGAAGCGCTGATCAAATACCAATAGAAAA